TAGGTTTTTAATTCCTTGGCTTTTGTTTGATTTTAAAAAATCTCGTTTTTTTATAACAATTCTTAGGTTTTTATAACAATTCTTAGGTTTTTATAACAATTCTTAGGTTTTTATAACAATTCTCAGGTTTTTATAACAATTCTTAGGTTTTTATAACAATTCTTAGGTTTTTATAACAATTCTTGGGTTTTTTATGATTTTTGAGTTTTTCCTTTGGTAGACCGATATTATGATTATTTGTATTTTGTTTATGACCATAACAGGAAGAACAATTATTTTTTGTATCGGCAAATTAACATTTTTGAAAGTTTCAGTTGAATAATCAAAATAACTCAAAGATAAAACAAGTTATCCTTTAATGGACTGAACATATTTATAAGTTTTTATGATTCAAGGTATTTTTGTTTTAATTTATGACCATACAAGAAGCCTAAATAAATATATTTTTCGACAAATATTTATTGAAACCATTATATGAACATACTAAAGCCCATTAAAGGATATGTTTGTGAATGAATAGTTTTGTATCTTAATTCCGAGTTTACGAGGAAGTTAAGATGTTTTCTGTTGTATGAACGATTTCCTGATTAGAAAATATCGCTAATTTATACCTAAAATATATTCAGTTTCACTCCATCGGTTATTATCTGTTATTTAATGGACTGAATTATTAAAATGTTTTTTGTTTTGATTTTTAACCACACAAGAAGCCAAAATATATTTTTCAACAAATATTGATTTAAATCATTATATGAACATACTAAAGTCCATCAAATGATAAGGCAAGATTAACTGCTCGTTAGTCAAGGAATATACTTGATTTTGTACAAGCATGAAAAACTCAACTTTGGAAACAAGTGTAGAAAGACTTTAGTGTCCATCCGAAAGTTTCAAAGGTGTAAATAAAACCATTGTGCAAATATGTACTAAAGTCCATTTAATATTCAAATTAAACTTTGGACATGAAAAAGACAATTTCCATTTTTAGAAATAAATAAAAAATGTTTTAATAAGATAATGAGTAAACTAATAATTTTGGTTATTATCATAATTTCTATTTTTATTTATAAAAATTATTTTGGCAAACAAGAAATAAAAGAAGATAAAGAAAGTTTTGATGGTGTAGGAAAAGGATTTAGTGTTTATTACAAACCTGAAAAATGTCTAAAATCTAATAATTGTTTTCCAGGAATGTACACAGGAAATGATTTCAATGTTAAAAAATGTCTAAAATCCAAGAATTGTTTTCCAGGAATGTACACATGAAATGATTTCAATGTTAAAAAATGTCTAAAATCCAAGAATTGTTTTCCAGGAATGTACACAGGAAATGATTTCAATGTAAAAAAATAAAATATTTTAATAAATTAATGGACACAAATATATGGGGACCTAAAGCGTGGATATTTTTACATACTGTGACAATGAATTATCCTGATAATCCATCTGATTTACAACGTTTAAATTATAGAAAGTTTTTCGATAGTTTAGGAGATGTTTTACCATGTGACGTTTGTAACAACAATTATAAATTCCATCTGAAAGAATTACCTTTAAAATTAGGTTCAAGAAAAGAATTGGAAGAATGGTTGATTCAAATGCACAATAAAATTAATAAACTTCATAACAAGAAAACCTACACCTATAATGAAGCAAAAGAATATTTGAATTATTTATTCAAACAAAGTTATTTTACTAAAAAAAATATATTTATAATAACTATTTTATTTGTGTTAATTTCTCTGTATTTGGCCAATAAATTTTTCAACATTTCAATGTCCAGAAACAAGTGAAAGAAAACTACATAAATAGTGTTAAATAACACTTTTGGAAAAATGCCCTAATCCTGAACTTAATGAAATTTATCATAAACATAGTCAATAACTGTTTTTTTTTCATAATTTCCTATAATGCTAATATTCATTTTAGAAAAATCAAATAACTCATAACACATGTTATTTACGTCTTTTAAATTTATGTTATTAAGCATTTTTTCAGATTCCTCTATATTAATAATAGATTTGTCATATACCAATTGATATCCATAAAATTCAGCTATGGTTGACGAATCTTCTTGTTGAACAATTAATTTTCTAATAATAGTTTCTTTTACTCTTTTTAATTCATCTTCTTTTACACCTTTTGCTAATTTATTTAATTCATTTAATAGAACAAATAAAGCTCCATTAGAATTTTTTAGATTATTATTTTCAAATAAACTGTCTTTGTCCACACCTGTAACCATATAAAATATTCCAGCATCTTGGAAAAATTCACAATCAACAGAAACACTATATGCCAATGCTTCTTTCTCACGTATTTCTTCATATAAACGAGAACTAACCCCTCCTCCAAAAATATTAGAAATTATTTGACAAATAAATGTGTTTTTAATATCATACATGTTACATGTTGGAAAAGTTATGCTAATTGATGTTTGTTCATTGTTTTGTTTTTTTAAAACATTAATTCTAGGTATATTTTGAATTTTTAAAGCAATTTTTGGGATTGGATTGATATATTTTGATTTTGTTTCTGGCATAAAAGAATTTCTGATTAGTGTGTGAATATTTTTACCAAAATTTCCACAAACTGATATACACATGTTTGACGGGTTGTAATATTTTTTGTAATATTTTATAATATCTTGTCTAGAATAATTTTCTATGTGTTTTTTTGTCCCAATAACCAAATGTTCTAAAGGATGATTTTTTAGTGCCATTTTAAAAGCTATCTCCAAAGAATATCTATCATTGTTATCAAGCATTCTGGAAAGTTCTTCTATCACAACTTGTTTTTCTTTTTCTATTTCTTCTAATCTGATCAGAGAATTGAATAATAAATCTGATAAAATATCTATTGATTTTTCCAACAATTTAGAAGGTGCTTTAATAAAATATCCTGTTATATTTTTAGTAGTGAAGGCATTGAACATTCCTCCAAGATAATCCAATTCTTTATTGATTATTTTATACGAAGGTCTTTTATTTGTTCCTTTGAACAACATGTGTTCTAATAAATGTGATGAACCTCTGTTTTTTTCATTTTCATCTCTGGAACCTACTTTAACAAAAACATAAAAACTGAAAGATTTTATATGATTATTAGGTATTAAAACATATTTTAAATTATTTTCCAAAGTATGTATCTCAAAATTATCATAAATTCCCATAATATAATTGTAAATAAATTTATATTACCAATACATTTTAAAACTTCAAGGGTTTAAACACTGTTTCATAATAAAAATTTATTATAATGTCTGAAACTAACAATATTAGTGAAATTAACGATATTAGTGAAATTAACGATATTAGTGAAATCAACGATATAAGTGAAATTAACGATATTAGTGAAATTAGCGAAACAACTGATAGAATGACTCATAAAGAAATTATGGATATTTACAATGAAATTAATATTGCTAAAAATAAATTAAAAAAAAAAATTGTTATTGATAGAAAAAAATTATGTAATGAAATAATAAATAAATATAGTGAATTTCACAATAATTTTCCATTATTATTCAAAAAAATATTAAATCATAACTTAGAAAAAATCATTCCTAAAATAGTTAAAATTCATAAAAATAAAATACCAAATGCTAAATTTAGTAAAAATTTTCCTAAACTAAATTTGGCAATTAAAAATGGAAAAACCCTTGATATATTAAAAACCGTAAAAAATATCAAAGATGAATGGAACGCCATAAATATTAACTTAGAAAATAACATTTGTGAAGAGAAAATGAATATGGCAGACAATTATGAGAAAAAATATCCAAGATTTAAAAAATTAAATCCAAGACTTTTAAGTGGCATTTTAAATGATACATTAGAAACATCCACATTAGATTATATGTTACAAATGTACAAACAATTCGAAGAAAATAGAATATCAGAACATGATGCATCAGTTAAATTTGGAACACATTTAGTAGATAAATTTGTCAAACCAAATCTCAAATAATTTTACACTTTTGAAAATTTAAAACGCCAACCCAATTCAGATATATTTTTAGGTTTTTTTTCTTGTTTCACAAATTTTTATTTCTATCATATACCTTTTATTCACATGTATTGGTATTTCATCTAATTCCTTTTTTCATAAGCCCTTTTTGTTTTGTAATTTCAACACATTTATTTTATTATCCTTTCAAGTCCAACTTGTTGGGTTTTCACAGTTTTTGCTTTAGAATTCCAGACTGATAAATCAGTTATAGGCTTCTAAAGGATATATTCATCCTTTTTTATATGCCCAATAATATTTTTTACACCAATGAAGATTTACACCTATGAAGATTTAAAACGCCGAAAATTACTAAAGATAAGAATACAATATATATTGTAAAACAAAGATATTTAGAATGGTCTATTTTACTGGACGCAGTAAGTATGGTTATGAGGATAAATCGTCCTATTCGCTATGCTCCTCCATATACATTTCGTGTTGTATTTCTGGTTAGGGTTTAAGATGTATAAAACATTACTAGATGTTAATTGCTAAAGAAACATAACCATTTAGCAAACGAAGCAGTATGACTACTGCTGTCAGTGACGTACCCTCATGGGATGACGACGGGGTGTTGCTAAGCCCATTTATTTTCTTATGAAAATAAATCCACACAACCAAAATTTACGCGTCCTGGAACGGGGAAACTTTGTTGATTTTTCGGAACTTTTTTTCCCATTTTAAAACTTCATCAGTGTAAAAACCTCAAAAATAAACACGTTTCGGCGTTTCAATGTTCAAAGATACAATGGATCAAACATATTTAATTTTCCAATTCCAATTCCAATTCTAATTCCAATTTTAATTTTTTAATATGGCAAATCTGGTATTTTTGTATTTGATCAAACTTACAAATGAATCTAACATGTATATAATAAATATTCCTGAAACTATATATAATATTAAATCAAAAATGTAAGATTCGTCATTTGAATCTTTTTCTCCAAGAAGACGTTTCAATTCATTATTTTTATTTTCTAAATATCTGATATATTTTATTTGTTTTGGATCATCTTCTTCATTAACAAATTCTTCCATATATTTTTTTTTTTTTTTAATATCATTAATAATATGGAATTTATGATTATGCCGTTCACTTCCATTTGTATTATCTAATTTTTTCATTGTTCTACTATATTTTTTATGTTTTAGTTCAAAAGGATATGGACTAAATTTTCCATCATTATTTCTGTCAAATCCATCTGATAATTTATTTGGCCCATTAGATTTGTTATTTTGACATTTATATAAATTTCTTTTGATCAACTGATTTTTTCTATTTTGTTTATTTTTGATATTTTTGAGATTTTTAAATGTACTTCCCCAAGCTTCTTCAATAAAACAATATGGCATAATACTAAAATATAATGAGATAAAAATTATTCATGAAAATATTAATTAAAAATTAATTTTTATAATTTAATTTTTGGATTAAATTCTCTGAAACAGAAAAAATAAATATATTATTAATAATTATATGGAAAGATTAAATAGTTTATTAGAAAATAAAACCACAACATCAGTTTTAACATTATTATTAGCTCTTTATGCTGGAATGTTTGCTCCTGCTTTACCTAACAATATTATACAATTTTTTGATAGTGTTTTTGGAAAAATGGTATTTTGTTTTTTGATTGCTTATGTGTCAAGCAGAAACACACAAGTTGCTATCATGATTGCATTATCTTTTGTTTTAACTTTAAATTTAATAAATAAAAAAGAAACTTTTGTGGTAGATCAAGAAAGAAAATCATCAAGTCCATTCAAAAATCTCAATTCAAAATTAAATTATTTGATTCATTTGGTTAAAACACACACTGTCCAAGAAAATTTCACAGATAATCAGGGTACTAACAAAAGTGCTATTAATGTAAATGTCACCAACAAAGATACAACAAACACAAATGAAAATATTGGAATTAAATGTCAAAATACCACAGGACCAGAACCATTTTCTCAAATAGATAATTTTTCAACATTTTAAAAATATCATTGACAAAAAATACTTAAAGAAATAAACAATACAATGTATTGATGTTCAAATTTAGAATAAAGAACTTCCATTTCTTTTACACAATTTGGAATAAGAACATGTTCCCTTTTTTTTAAATGCTCCTCCTTTACATTCATTATAACCCATCAATTGATCTCCAATTGCACTACTGGGTAAATTATTTAATTTGACATGTTGATAATAACATGTTCCAGCCCAGTCTTTGTACAAATACACACATTTTTTTCCTGGATTTGCTGGACACCATAAATCATCACCACAATCCGCATCTATAGAACATTTCTCCAAATGACCCGCTTTTTTATTTTTTAAAGCATCTATAAATTCCATCAATTTGCCTCTTATCCCATCCATTTTTCCTTTAACATTTCCTATTTTTCTTAGATCATTTTTTATGTTTTTTGAATTGATTATAGTGAATATATCCAAAAAATTTACACATTTAGGAACTTCTTCCATATTTTTTATTATGTCTAATGATTTTGTAAATTTATTTCCCAAATCACCAAACTCAAAATTTAAACCATTTTTAATGTTACTTGTCATTAATGAAATAATATCTATGTTGTTCTTTATTTTTCTATAAATTTTTGGCCAATGGTTTCGTATATTCTTAACCGATTTGTTATATTCATTGAATAATAATTCAGATTCGTCTTTGATATCCATTATTTTTTTTTTATAGTGGGAACTTATTTCGTCTATCTCACCAAAAATATTTATTATTCTTGATACTCCTTTATTCATGTTGTTATTGTTATTCATTATTAGTTGTGTGAGAGCTTCAAAAGAAGAAAACATGTTTTTGATATTATTCACAGTCAATGACAAAGTATTCATACTTTCAACTATATAGTCTTTATTAGCATTAAAAATAATAATTGGATTAACATAACTAGAATAATTTTTAAATTTATCTCGAAAATTCATTAAAGGATTCATAAAATTTTTAGAAATTTCTTTTAAATCTTCTAACACATATTTACTATGATTTAATATTGTGTTATATCTGTTTAATAAATATGATGAAGTATCTCTCAAATCCAAAAATATATTTTTTACTTCACTAAGTTTACTATCATTTAAACCAATAAAATTTTTTTCAATAAAATATTTAGTATCCAAAATAGTTTCATAATTTTTATTAAAAGATTTGGAAACTGTATTTTTAATGTATATGGCATCTTCAACACTTTCTGATGCTATATCACTAAAATCATTTTTTAATTGAATTATATCATTATAATTATTATTTAATGATGGAAGTATGATTCCAATAATTTTATTATATATATTTTTCATTTCTGTAACACCATTTTTACAATTTTCTAATTTACTGATTATTTTATTCACTATGTTTTTCATGCGATTTTGAGAATATGTTATTTCTGGTTGTAATTTTTTTAATTCATTGATTAATTTGACAGATTTTTTAAAAACATTAACGCTGTAACTAATCAATTTTGGAACAACAACAAGCAAATTTAAATCTTCTCTGATATTTTTGGTATATGATTGTTTATTTTTAGAATAAATCGCTATTGTTATGGTCAATAACAATAATAATAATACAACTATCATTATATTAGATGTACATATTTGTTTCAATATTTATGAAATATTGTGACAATTTTACTAATTATTGTGTCTGTTGTACACAACATGACAATTGAATCTTCGATGTATTCAATATAGTAAGACCAATAATTAGGCAGAAATAATAAATTATTTTCTCTCAATGTTATTTCAACAAATTCTGTTGATTTAAAATCAGGATATTTTCTATAATCAGGTTTTATCATGGATACTTGACTTGTTACAAAATTCCCATTTTTTTTCAAATAAAGTTTATTTATTTGATTTGGACTAAATAAATAACATTTAATTATTCCACTGTGTAAATGAATATAACTTCTATCATGAAGTGAATTAATTATTACAGTTTTGGTATTTTTTTTTCCATAATTAACATAATTTTTAGAAAAAAAATTTAATGGAGATAATAAAATATTTATTGAATGTTTTTTTAGAGAAATTTTATTGAATAATGAATTTTTTTTTGCTCCATCTAACATTTCATTTGTCAATTTAATTTTAGATCGATAATTTCTAATTATAATAGGATTTTTTGAACTTATCATTTCTTCCAGTCCAGATTTTGTGAAATTTTCTATTTGTTGAATTGAATTTTCTTTTGGAATATAAACATATTTTTTGAAATGTGAATAAACAAATAAAATTATCAAAATAATTATAATACATTTTTTTGATATCATTGTACAATAAATATGTAAAATAAAACTATTTGTTTATCGCTATTCACATGTTTGAAAATTTCATGTGCTAATTTGGTAAAAATTTCTAATTTTGTGTTTTCAATCTTGTCCTTTCAAAAACTACAAAAGGATAAAAAATTAGTTACACAAATAATAAAATTATCCTTTCAATTGATAAATTTTTTTAGACATCATTTTACAACAAATGTAAAATAAAACTATTTGTGTCGAATAAAAAAAAAAATTTTTTTGGTTTATGAAATATTGATTAATTACTTTCTTCATCAATGTTTTGACTATCCCTGCTTGAACGACTATCCCAACTTGAACGACTATCCCTACTTGAACGACTATCCCTTCTGGAACGACTATCCTTTCTGGAACGACCATCCCTTCTGGAACGACCATCCTTTCTGGAACGACCATCCTTTCTGGAACGACCATCCTTTCTGGAACGACCATCTCTTCCAGAATCTTCATTTTTCGTTTCTTTTTCACGATTCAAAATACTTCGAGTTTCACAAAGAAGTGGTCCTCCTTCTACACCAGTAATATTCGTTGCTTGCGTCTTACCTTTAGAATTGCTTGATATTTCATAAGATACATATTCGCCTGGGTACAAAGTCTTCCAACATTTTTCTTTCGCTGAAATACCTGTGTGATGAACAAAAACATCATCACCTGTTCTAATATTTGTTAAAAATCCATACCCACGAGGTCCATTGAACCATTTAATTCTTCCCAAAAAAATTTTACAAGATGGATGAACAGTAGTGTCAATATCAGTTTCAGTAGTCATTATTAATGAATTTGTAATATAGTCTTTAAATAGTTTGTGTACAAATCAAATTTTTTTTTAAATTATTTTTTTGCCATGTTTGGTCCTGTTAATTAATTTATTGTTTTAGTTACAGAAATTTTATATTTGGGTTTTTGGAATTTCATAACCCAAATCAAAAATTTTGCTCTATATTTTTTTGAAAGCTCAAAAAATTTGAGATTTCAAAACTCTAATATTTTTTATTAAATGACATCTTTTTTAAACATAGATAAAATAGACACAAGTTCGCCTGATAAAATTTTGTATCATCATCTAACAAAATATGAATTTACATATTTTTATTATTGTTTCCTAAACAAAAATAAAATTTTATCAGATAATTTAATCAAAACCATTTTTAGTAGATACATTAAAAATTTTCTATCCCAAAATAGCATTTTGTTTGAAAAGAATCACAAAAATAATACAATTTCATACTTATCAAAAAACTTGGATAGTCACGATATCACATTCACAAAAAAAATCAAGTTCAATTATGATTTGAGATTAGACTTCATTGATTTTGTTGAGTTTATAATCGATCAAGAAGATGATCATTCAATTAAATTTTCTTTCATGGATTTTTGTGATGAATTGATCCAAAATAATTCAGGATGTTACTTTGAGATTTTACAAATATTGTGTCAAAAACAAAGTTTCATGACAAATTTGAAAAATAAAGATACTTTATGGAAAATTAAATCTAAAAAAAAAATTGAATTAACTTTATTGGGAAACATATTATCTATGCATAATCATTCTTTCAAGAATTATGAAAAAATAAAAAATTTTATTGTTATGAATTTTTTGAAAAATGGACCTGTTTTAAAAAAAAAAACTATCGATTGGTTCATTAAAGTTGCTAATTTCCATGAACATCCACATTTTGAAGCCAGCTCAAAATGTAACATTATGTTGTTTAATATATTTTGTTTATTGTCAGATTTGCTTATGAATGCTGGTTCTAAATTAAAAAATCATATTAATTTAGATTATTTGAAAAATTCCAATTGTGAATTATTCATCAAAAAAAGTTTGATCCCTGATTTTGAATTATCTCAAGAAACAACAGATGATACAAAATTTACTTTTATTGTAGAACTTCATTATTTAACATATGCTTATCTAAAAATAACTATTTGTGATTATGTGGAAATTATCAATAAATTAAAAATATCTTCTCTGAAAATAAAAAATACAATTAATGAAATAAAACAAGATCAAACAATAGATTTATTCTCAAAAAATATATATTTGGACACTTTGAAAATAAAAAATCAAAAAATAATTTCTTTGATGGAAAATATTTCAGAAATATTATTGGGTCAAAAAAAAAATTATTTATATCATAATTATTTGTTAAAATGGGTACTAAAATCAAAATTATCAAATGAAATTTATGAGGATTTAAATTTTTTGGAATTTTATGTGAATTTAGATTCTACCAAAGAGAGTTTCTATAATAAAAATTTTAATTATTATAATTTATTTCTATTAGTTAAAAAAGTTTTGAATGATAGAAATCTCAAAAATCCACATATTAAATATAAGTATATCAAATTCTGTTGTAATATTTTTCATAAAATAAAAACACTAATGGGAAATTCAAGAGAAATCAAAGAATTTTTAAACACTTTGTACTATTCATATCATCAATTATCAAAATTGTGTTTGTCATGGAATTATTTTGATAGATTTTATATCAAACAAGATTTATTAATTCTAATCACAAATATATGGGTTTGTTTGCCAAATAAAAATATGTGTTTGGAAAATCAAGAAAATATAAATATATTCTCAAAATTTATGTATTCTTTGATGGATTATTTAATAATTTTAAATGATGACACTTTTGATTTCTATGAAAATGTGGAAGAAAAACTAAAAAAAAATGAACTTGTCAAAGAAAATATCAAAAATTTAATTGAAAAATCTGATTTGAACAAATCAAAAACTCTAATTTTAGAAATTTTTCAAATATACATTAATAAAGAACTTAATTATTTACCAATTTTGTTAGAAAATATCCTTTTAGAAAAAATTGTCATGGCCATAAATTATACTTTTATGAAAAATTCTCCAAAAAAATTGATTCAAAATTTTCCAACATTATGTGATGTGTATCCCAAATGTAAAAAATATAATAAAAATATTTATGTTTTATTAGCAAATATTTATATTTCATTGAAAAAAAACAATAAATTTGTTTATTGTGTGATAAATGATAACAGGAGTTTTAATTTAAAAGACATCAAATGTTTTGAAAGGAGCGGAACTATAAATATTTCTGAATTATCCAAATTTGTTCAATTCACATTAAATTGTGAAAAAATGTTAGAAATAAAAGAAAAAGAAATTGAGATAGAATATCCGGATGAATTTTATGATCCTTTAATGGATTGTTTAATAACAAATCCTGTTTTTCTTCCTTCGTCCGATATTGTGATGGAAAAATCAATAATTAAGAAACATTTGTTAACATCTTCAATAGACCCATTCACAAGAGATGAATTGACATTTGAAGAACTTATCAAACATAATTCTTCAGAAAATATTTTAGAAAAAATTAGTTTTTTTAATCTAAGAAGAGATAAAATCAGAAATAAAATTCTCAAAGAAAGGACTATTCAAAAAACAAAAAAAGAAACGCTTAGTGAAAAAACATTGGAAGAATTTGCGAAATCAGTTGGAGAACCAATCAAAAAAACAGATGGAAAACCAGATGAAAAACCAGAAACAAAAGCAGATGGAAAACCAGATAGAAAACCAGATAGAAAACCAGAAACAAAAACAGATGGAAAACCAGAAACAAAAGTAGATGGAAAACCAGAAACAAAAGCAGATGGAAAACCAGAAACAAAAGCAGATGATATCATCAAAGAAATAATTGGAAAAATCGTAGAAAAAGTAATTTGTTTAAGTTGCCGTGAAGGGCTATCTTCAAAAAAAATATATGGATAATTTGATTGTTAACTGGTTCTATCGATTATACATGTTTTCAAATATATAATTCAAAAACAGAATGATTTATTTTTTTGAGATTCCAATCGTTAATTTCAATGGTATTTTTTCCAGAACAATCACTGAATATTCCTTTCATGTTTTCCACATTGGAAGTAACCCAATTTTCTATATTTTTATTGAAAAATGATTTACGAAACATATTCATCATTTTTTTAACGTTTGACACATTCCAATTATTTAATTCTCTATTAAAATGGGAATTTTCAAACATGTAATTCATATTAACAACATTTGAAACATTCCAATTATTGATATATTGATCAAAATATGAATTACTAAACATTCCACACATGTTTCTCACGTTGGACACATCCCAATTATCCAAACATTTATTAAAAAGAGTTCCACCAAACAAATTTGACATGTTTTTCACATTAGATACATTCCATGAATTTATATTTTTATTAAATATTGAACCATAAAACATTCCAGACATATTTTTGACATTGTGGACTTTCCATCTATCCAGAAAATTATCAAAAACGGACATGCGAAACATAAAAGAAGTGTTTCTAACATTTGAAACATTCCAATCATTAATTTTTTGATTAAATTTAGATTTTGAAAACATTCCACACATATTGGTTACTTTAGAAACATTCCAATTATTTAATGGTTGATCAAACGATGTTTTTTCAAACATGTATTTCATGTTTAAAACATTAGAAACATTCCAATTATTTAATGATTGATTAAAATTTGAGGCTGAACTAAACATTCTGGACATATCAATAGTATTTGAAACATCCCAATTACTAATATCATCATTAAAATCATGTGCGTTTTGGAAAGCCCCATTCATGTTTGTAACTTGAGAAGTATCCCAATTTTCAATTTTACCATAAATTCCCATTTTTTCAATAATTTTATTTGGATTTTTTACCCATATTTTACACAAAGTCAGAAAAGTTTTATCATTGATTATCAAGTTGTCATGACAGTCCAAACAAGCACCATCAATCAAACAATCATAATGACAAAATTTGTTACAATTGAAACAAAAAGTGATTTCTGTTTCGATAAATCCCCACATTTTACAAGTGTTACATTGTTTAACATGATCATGATATATTGTATTTTTAATTGATGAATATATTTTTTTCAACAAATGATATTTTTTTTGTAAATCATTCATAAATATTAATTTCAATAAAAAAATACAATTAATCAAATTTACACTGATGAAAATTTTAAACCCCGAATTTCAGTGCTATTTATTCTTTACACCAATAAAGTTTTAAAACGCCGTTTTTATTATCATTTAATGGACTGAATTATTAAAATGTATTTTTGTTTTGATTTGTAACCATAACAAGAAGCCAAAATACATTTTTCAACAAATATTAATTGAAGCTATGGTGCAAATTTGCACCATAGTTCATTAAATGATACGGGAACTCAATAATTTTTAGAAAATGTGTTTCTGTTATACTATTATGAACATTGCACTGAACCAACATTTAAAGTGATATTAATTATTTTTGTTCTTTCTTGATTTGAGAGATTTAATAGCATCAATAATATCATTTAATGTGGGAACTTTGTAATTTCCATTGACAGATTGTTTTTTTATTCTGTCTAATGTATTTTTTTTTTTTTTAATTTTAGTTTTTTTTAATTTATTCTTTCCATTTAGCAAATCTCCAAAATTAAATGGTTTATTAAATTTCGATATTTTATTTTTCAAAGATTTATCAATGGACAAATTTTTGGATGAATCAGGAATTACATTTTTGTGAGTTTTTTTGTTTTGGAGCCAATCATCAAATTTTTTTTTATCCAAACCTTCATTTTTGATTTTATGATAAATAGCCACCTTGGGAACTCCAACATTGTACATTTTGACAAATTTGACATATTCTGAATTTTCCAAAATATTTTTGTTTTGTTTATTGATTTGTTTTTCAACAGAAATACAAATATCTTTTTCACAATATGGACAAGACAAACATGATTGATTTTTTGAAACATGAATTATTTCATCATCTAAAATAAGACAATTATTTTTTATATTTTTATAAATTTTGAGTTGAAGACACATTTTTATCAATCCATAATTATTTCCTTTGACCCAAACACAAGACAAAAAACAAATTGCTTTTGAAAATATATTGGTTAATCCATTCAATTTATTTTCATCCAATCTGTTATTTTTATTATCAAAAATATCAATTTCATTGAACCGCATACTGACACAAGAATTAACATTGATTTTCAAAGAAGTTTTATATTTTTTTTTTGAAACATAAGTTTTTGAGTTGATCTCATTAATTTTTAATTTTACATGTTTGTCAAGTTTCTTTAAAAAATCAAAAAAAAATTTGTGTGTTTCTCCAAAAAAATTTGGGAAAACAAAATTTAAATATTTTTTATTGGTTTTTCCAAATTTAACTATTCCTTTTGGAATTTTGAGTTTTGGAGTTTGAATGATCAATTGTTGATTGTTATACACAAGTGGAATAATAAAAAATTTTTCGTTAATTTTATTTGGTTTTTTTAATTTAATATTTTCAATTTTAATATTTTTAAAATCTAATATCATAAATTTATATTAAATATAGTAAAATTATTTAAATATATTGATTTATTTAAGTATAAATGGAAACTAAAGAAAAATCAACCGAAAATATTGTTACATTTAAAGAAAAATTAATTTTACAAAAAAACATCAAAAAACTAAGAGAAAATGAACATATGGAAATATTAAGAATATTAATAGATAATAACATAAAATTTACGGAAAATAACAATGGTGTATTTTTTAATTTAAAAACTTTGAAAAACGATGTGATTGTCAAAATAAATATTTTTGTTAATTTTTGTATGAAAAACAAAGATTTTTTCGATAACAAAAACAAAACTTATGAAAAAATAATTGTCAAAAAAAATAATCATAAAAATTTAGATAACAATTATAAAAAATATCTTTCCAATGAAACATCAATTACAAGAATTTTTACTGATACAATTCCAAAAAAAAATGAAAAAAGTATAATCAATGGAAAAAAAGACCTTCAAAAAAAAATAAAAACCAATGTAAAAAAAAATATAAAAATTAAAATGATTGGGGTTAAAGGAAGAATAATAAATAAATGTAAAAATTTAACTAAAAATGAAGTTGTAAATGAATCGATAGATTCCAATGAGATTGATGATACAGATTTGTTCTAAAAATTTTTGGTTAAATCAGTTAACCCAACAATATTGAAATATTTTATTTTGTAATAGTACAATTTTTATGAGCCATTTACAAACTATTTCATTAATTGCTTTCAATGATCAAGACAAACAAATGAGTTGTTTTTACACCAATAAAGATTTAAGATGGGACAAAAAAGCACCCAAATATAACATTATCCTTTAATGGACTGAATTATTAAAATATATATTTGTTTTATGACCATACAAGAAGCATAAATAAATATATTTTTCAACAAAATATTAATTGAAATCATTATATGAACATACTAAAGCCCATTAAATGATAGGGTTTAAGACAATTTTATAAATCGAACTAAAAAATAATATCAATGTTTCTTTTTGACAAACTGCTTGGATTTATAATTGTTGAAACCATCAAAAAATAGTGGTTAAATTAGCAATAAATATTTTTGGTTTTCCATTTTATCACCACAGTGTTATTTTTGAACCAAATCAAATCAACATATAATTTTGTTGAAATGTAACTGTTTTTAGGAATTTCATAAATAGTTAATAATGAATCATTGATATTGTGTATTTTAACAAAAGGTTTTTTGTTCAACATTGGTATTTTAACAAGCAAATAAGGATCATAATTTTTCAGTTGAAGTATTTGTGATTTAATAGTTGTGATTTTATTAATATAATTAAAAAATTTGTTTGAACAATATTCCTGAATTTCCATTATTTTTCTGTAAAACTGTGTCATTTTACTATTTGTTTTAATTTTGCTAAATTCCAATTTCATTTGAATTTGTCCATATCTTTGTTCGATTGGAAACATCAAACGCATTTTAGGTGAAAATATTTCTATAGGATTTGAAAATTTAAAAATATTTTTATTTCCTTTAACACTGATAATTTCAGAAGTGAAATTATTTTCCATCATTAATTTGAATATTTCCATTAATTTTAAATCATAAATTAAATTATACTGATTAACACCTTTGGAATTTTCAAATAAATAAAGTTTTTGATTGTACCAGAATTTAATCAAATGGGAAAAGTATATAACCAAAATTATTTTGTGATCTAAAAAACATTAAACAAGAAATTTCGTGTAAAACCATGCTTTTAAATTTATCACTGATTGATCAGTCAAAGATTCTAAAGCAAAGATTGTAAAAATCAAACTAGTTGGGTTTTAATAAAAGAACAGGTCAAATATAAAAAAAATAAAGAAAACGATTGATTTATTTAATTTTTAGAATTTAATAAAATTAAGAAGAAAATTTCTCAACCATAACATTACACCAAAATGGTCAGGACAAGTTTTATTGAATAATACCACGAAAAGAAAATTCGTAAAAGTTGTTCTCCTAAAATAAGAAAACTTTGAAAAATAACAATGGCAATGAAAATTGGTGTTGTAAAACTTCGTTGTTGGTTAAAAATGTAATATTTTTACCATATAAGTTTTCAAAATTGAACCAATGACACATAACCAATAACCAATGACCAATAACCAATGACCCAATCGCTCAACTTATAATCAATAAACCAACAAAGAAATATTATCACAATGGCCAAAACACAACAAATAGACCTTTGATATTTAGTTGAACACTCAAAGTATATTTATATGATTTTATATCTGTTGGTGTAATTAAGAAAAAAAATAATTATTTATAAAATTTATTTTTTTTGAGAAATTTTTTATGTTATGTATTAATATAAATGAACGTGAATATAAACAATGATTTAACTAAAATATTATTAATTGTAGTGGCAGGTGGTGTTTTATTATATTTGATTAATTCTTATTCAAAAACACAGGAGTCCAAACAAAAAAATGAAAATGATGCTGTTGACATGTTTGAAAATCAAAATGTCGAAGATGATGAAATAAATGCGTCAGAAATTTCAGGACAAAATGAAATTTATGAAAGAGTTGATTCTGAAAAAAATGATTTCACAAACAAACTTCCAAAAGATTGTTTTCCCAAAGACCAATTATCTCATGAAGATCTCCTTCCAAATGACACAAATAGTAAATGGGCACAAGTTAATCCATCTGGCAAAGGTGAATTAGGTGATCAAAATTTTTTATCTGCGGGGTATCATGTTGGTGTAAACACTGTAGGACAAAGTTTGAGAAACCCAAATTTGCAAATAAGATCTGAACCGCCAAACCCACAAAAAAAAGTTTCACCTTGGATGCAAACTACCATGGAACCAGATATTAACAGAAAATCTTTAGAAATTGGTGGTTGTTAAATTATTTATCTTTATCCATGATAATTCTTCAAAGTTAAATCTTAGGACATGAAAATAACAAGACCGTTTGGATTTGTTTAATTAACCAATCGACGAAACAGTAACTTCAAGTTTTTGACTGTTACTGAGTAAACAAACGATGAACAAAACAACGATGATCATTGGTGTTTAGAAATTTTAACAAACGCGAATATTTTTTGCTATTTGAAAAAAAAATAAACTTTCTTCATATTTGTTTGTGTGTTGGTTCAGTTTAGTTCAATTTAAAAAAAATTTTTTTCTCCAAAATTAATATTAGATATGAATTTTAGAGAAACTTGTAAAAAATGGAAATATTTAGATGATACACTGTTGGAAAAAAAAAAATATATTAAAAGATTGGAAAAAAAAAAAAAATATTTATAAAAAAATATTACAAAATACATAATTGGAAAAAAACTTGAAAACAAAAAATTTAAATTTAGTGATAAAAGTAAATTGTACTTACAAACTACCACAACTAATTCTGGTCTGAGCATTAAATTTCTAAAACAAGTATTGGAAGAATATTCAACTAAAATTTCTAAAATAGATCATGAATCTGTTTTAGAATTTATCAAAAATAAAAGAACATCCAAGAAAAATATTGTTCTAAAAAGAATATTTGGCAAATTGAAAAATCAATAATCAAAAAATTAACAAATAACACTTAAAGAAAACACACGCTTATTTATATGATAATGTCAAATATAATGTATGACAAATTTATTGAAAAATATGGAGAAAAAAATGTAAAATTTTTTTACTATAAAAATAATTATTTTTTTTTTAAAATAATCAAAGATAAAAACATGAAAAGTGAAAATTCCATTAATAATATGACAGAAATATCGGTTGGAATCAGTGTAACAAATATTTCCACTGATGTTATTATATCTACTGAAATTCTTTCAATTAATAAATTAGTATCTATTGTTTTACCCACATTTGCTGTGGTAAATGGAATTAATCTTTATTTCAATCATTGAATGATAAATTAATTGGCTATTGTTCAGATGAAAAAGAAAAATTGATCATTTCTTCTTTGGTATCATTTCCCAAATTTCCTATATTATTACCTATATTATTACCCATGTTTTTAACATTACTACCTAAATTTGTTATTCCACTTTTCATTTTTATTCCTGTTGTTTTAATATTATCTTTTAAATTTCTCAAAAATAAAAAATTTTGATAATAATGTTTAACAATCAAAGAAATATATATTATAACAACAAGTCCTAATAATATTTTTGATATTTTTTCAGATAACAAATTATTTTTCCAAATATATATCAAAATTCCAAATATTGCCGAAAATATTAGAGTAGTTTTTAACATAGGAATTTTTCTAATTATTTTTGTTAGAAAACCATAGTTTTGTTGTTTTTTCCAATTTTTAGTGTTCCATCTTAAATTATGTCTTCTGTTGTTTTTATGAATATTAAAAATTATTATGAATGAATATATAAAACCTAGTAATGTTAGACTAATTTTTAATATTTCATTAGAAATATTATTGTTCAATCCTAAAATAATTGCTATTATTGCTAAAACACAAAATAAAAAAGTTATTTGTAACATAGAAATTTTATTATTTTTGGAATAAGTTTGATTATTTTCAATATCTATATTTCTATTCATAGTTGAAATATTACTATTTAATTTATTTAATTTATGTTCATTTTGTGATATTTCGTCTGTTTGTTTGTTTATTATAAGGTTTGATTTTTCAAGTACATTTATTGTTCTGTCTTTTATGATAGTGTTTTTGTTATATTCATTTTCTAAATTATCAAGAGAATTAATTTTTTTAGATTTTAATTTATTTAATGTTTCATTGATGTAGTCTTCTTCATTTGAAATTAGATATGAATCTTCTGCTTCTGAATTTATTTCTAAAACATTTAAATTACTTTTTGAAATTTCATTACTATCATTGTAGACATCAACCTTATTTTTCTTAATTTCTAAAATACTCATTAGTTATATGTAACATAGAAATTTATTTATTTCTGTTGTACAAAATCATATATATTACTATTGGTATAATTATTAAATTTAATATAATCATTATATAGAAAAGGTTTCTTTTGTAGATTTTTTGTTCATTTTTAAAAATTAATTGTCTATTTCTGGTTTTAAAAGTTTTATTTTTATTTGATAAATTTAATTTTTGTTTGTTCATAATTTTTTTTTGAGTTTCTATTTTATTTGTTTTAGCATTGATTATTCTATTTTGTTTTTCTATTTCATTATTGAGAGAAATATTATTTCTTTTTAAACTGGATAAAATAGCATTTAATTTATTGTTACTTTTTATCACTTTTTTTTTCAATTTATTATTTAACTTTTTATTATTATTGTTAAAACTGACCTCCATGTAATTTTTGTAAACATTGAAATAATTCTTTAATTCTTTGTTGTATGATTTTTTTAATTTAGATATATTTTTTTTTCTTTTACAATTAAAATCACAAGATAAATTATTTGACATTTATATAATTGTATTATATTTTTTGTTGTTAATTTTATGGGATTGACTGGAAAATGGTAAAAAACATTAAAAATATTAATTATCTAAAATAATTATCCAAAAGCCAACTAGCAGATTTTCTATCAACTAATGTACTTTTTAAAAATCTCATGAAAAATTCTTCATGATTTGTTCTTATCAGTGATTTTCTCACAAAATCTTCGCTTTCTCTATTTAAATCTTCATAATTTTCTGATAATTTTCTAATTATGTAATTTTTGTTTTTATCGTTTTGTTTTTTGAGAAACAGATATGATGCTTCATATTTGACAAATTCTCTTTTTAATTTGATATCTGGATTTTTTTCTGCCAAAGTTTCATTTTCGAATCTTACTCGTAATCCAAAATACATCATTCCACTAACATGATCCCAAAAAGATGAATGTAGAGTTAATAGGCTAAGGGTGATTAAACCCACCGTGTAAATATCTATTGATATAAAATGAGATCCTTTTCCAGAATGAACCTCAGGAGCCATATAAGCAATTGTACCCACGTAATTTTGAAAATTTCTAAAAACAGGTTTGGGACTTCTTGATCCATCGATATAAGGTTGAAATTTAGTTGATATTCCAAAATCTAATAATTTGATATTATCATTTTTGTCTATCACAATATTTCCTGGTTTAAGATCTCTGTGAACTATCGGATGAAATTCTTTACTTTCATGTAGTACTTTTAAAGTGATTAATAATTGTTTTATCCATTTTTTTATTCTATAAATTTCAAAATGTTTTTTCAATTTGGAATGTTTTATGATTTTTTCATACATTGAACCTTTTGAAACATACTCAGTTATGATATCTATGTGCCCTCTCCTAGATTCATTATGAGCTTTGACCCGTAAAATAAAAGGGTTTGATACATTATACAATATGGCTAGTTCATTGATCAATACTTTTTTATGGTTGGAACTTTCATATCTTGCTTCGTTCCACATGACAAGTTCTTTTTTGTTCCTGTTAATTCCCAAATAAATTTTCTTGTTACCTCCAACATTACATAAAATATTTGTTTTTTCATATATTTCTGGAGAATGATTTTTAATTGTTTCAAGTTTATCTAATATTTCTATTTCTCCTCTTTCTAAAAATCCATTAACATAATCATAATCCAAATTATTACAACTTTTTTCTCCCAATCTGGGTTCTTCCATCGATATTTCTCTTTGTAGATATGCTGGTGTTCCTGTTGGTACATCTTTTGGTGCTTCTGCTGGTGCTTCCATTGGTGCTTCTGCTGGTGCTTCCATTGGTGCTTCTGCTGGTGCTTTTGGTGTTTCTGCTGGTGCTTTTGGTGTTTCTGCTGGTGTTTCCATTGGTGCTTTTGGTGCTTCTGTTTCTGCTGGTGCTTTTGGTGCTTCTGCTGGTGCTTCCATTGGTGCTTTTGGTGCTGCTGGTGCTTTTGGTGCTTCCACTGGTGCTTCCATTGGTGCTTCTGCTGGTGCTTTTGGTGCTTCTGCTGGTGCTTTTGGTGTTTCCACTAGTGCTTTTGGTGCTTCTGCTGGTGCTTTTGGTGCTTCTGCTGGTACTTTTGAAGATTTTTTATAAAATGCCAAATGTTTTTTTCTGATTTGTTCTTTTAATTTTCTAGCTTTATTGACTATTCTTGCTTGATTTCTTCTTTCTTCTTCTAATCTTTTAGATCTTTTTTTTTTTGCTTGTCTTTTCATTTGAACTTCATGAATGAATTTGTCATACATCTGTAATTTATTTTTTTTTTCTATTTCTTTTTCTTTTTTTAATTTTCTAATTTGTTGTTTGGAAAATTCTTGTTTCAAAGCCAATTTTTGTCTTTTTAAATCTTCTTCTTTTTCTGTTCTATCTAAATATATTGGGACATTTTTTAATGATTCACTACTAAAATTGGAATATTGACAAAATTTTTTTTCTGGAGTTTTACAACATAAATCATCTTTTTGAAAATAATAAGGATATTTATTTTCACAATTAATTTTGTCATGTACAATTATTTTTTGTGTTTGAAGGTTAGAACCAAATAAATATTTTTTTAGATAATTTTTGATTAATTGTGTTCCATTTTTACTAAAAATGTCATATTCATTGTTATTAACAGGATTAATTATTTTCATTTTATAATACACAATAAATTAGTTGAAATAAACAAAAAATTTTCATTTTGAAACAACGTAAAAAATTTGATACAATTATTTTTGAACATGTCATATAAATGATTTTAGTTTCTGGGAGTTCTAATAAGATTTTAGCACATAGTATTTCAAAATATTTGAATATTGAACTAATATCTTCAATTTTGGGAAAATTTGAGTGTGGTGAAACCAGAGTTGAAATATTAGGAAATGTCAGAGGAGAAGATACAATAATAATCCAATCTGGTTTTAGTTCTGTAATGAATGTAAATGACATTTTAATGGAGACTATTTTAATTATAGATGCTTGTAGAAGATCCATGGTGAAATCTATTACTCTTGTGATGCCATTGTTTCCTTATTCACGTCAAGACAGAAAAGATTCTTCCAGAGTACCAATATCAGCTAAAGCAGTAGCAAAAATATTGGAAACTTCAGGTATAGATAGGATAGTGTGTATGGATCTTCACTCTCCACAAATCCAAGGTTTTTTTCAATGTCCAGTAGATAATCTTTATTCTGTCAAACAAGTTCATCAAAAACTAGAAGAACTTTTTGAGATTAGCAAAAAAAGAGAAGAATATTTATTGATATCACCAGATGCTGGAGCAACTAAAAGAACCTTAAAATTTGCTTCTATAATGGGACTTAAAACTTGTATTATGCACAAAGAACGTGATTATTCTAAACCTGGAACTATATCCAAAACTATGTTAATTTGTGATGAAAATGAAATCAAAAATAAAACTGCTATCATAACTGATGATATGATAGATAGTGGTGGTACTTTCGTAAAAGCCGCTAAAAAATTAATAGAAAAAGGTTTCAAATGTGTGATAGGAGTTATAACCCATGGTTATTTCACCAGTAATGCCATTAAAAAAATAATAAATTGTGGTGTTGTATCACATATGATTGTGACAAATAGTATTTGTCAACAAAACAATTTTTCCAAATTTAAAAATTCTTCCTGGACATTTGATAAATTAATTAAAATAGGACAAAAATCAACAGAATTTCATGTGATTGATTTAGGGGAACAATTAGGAGAAGCAATAAAAAGGATTCATGAAAATGGAACTTTGTCTGATTTGTTCTAACCAAACTTTTCACAAACTACCAACAAAAAAAAATTTGATAGTTTTATGAACTAAAAACTTAAACATTAAATTATTTGACATGAAAAACATAAATGCTAAATTAAAATGGTGTGTTATTTCTAATTGTGTTTTGTTAATAATTATTTCAACAAGTATGTTTATTTTTGGTGAAAAAACTCTTTATTGGAACATTGGACCAAATGAACATTTAGAAATAGTCAGTATCAAAATTAACACTAAAAAAAAATATTATATTTTGTTAGGTGTCATTGCCATATTAAAAATTAGTGAAAACATTATTGGTGAAATTGCTCATCCTATTATTGGATTTAATATTTATAATCCAGATAAAAAAATTATAACACATTTTACCAAAAATGAACTTCAATTATATGGAAATATCATGTATTTTGTTGACTCTATCAAATCATTATGTTTAGTTATTATTTCCATATCACAAATAGATATTGCATTTTGGAGCATATTTGTTAGAGAAATTACATCGATATTTATGATTAGATATTTACTAAACGAAAAAAAATTTAGCAAAATTAATGAAAAATCTAATCAAAATAAAACATATTCTCAAATAAATATCATTTGAACCATAAAAAAAAATTTTATTTTGAATGGTTAAAAATGTTTGGTATCATAAAACATTTGTTAAATAAAATATGTATATTTAATATAGTTATGTTTTTCGAGAAACTAAAAGAAAAAAACATAGTTAAAATAATTGCCATAACAGAACAAAATATATATGATGAAAAAATAGCAGAAATCACAAAATATGATAATCAAGAAATCATATTGGCAATTGTTTTGGATGATGAACTTAAAACAATCAAGTTACAAATATCAGATGATAAAATTGTGGGTAATTCATATGGAATCAAACATCTTGAAATATTGGGTAAAAGTGAAGAAAGAAAAAAAGAAGAAATAATTTCAGAAATTAGCAAAAAAAGTGATGAAATTGAGCCTGAATATGTTCCATCAACAGATATTATCCAACATTATATTAAAACTTTTGAAAGAAAAGAAGAATGGGAAACTGAATTTGATATAAATGAACAAAAAACAGATTTATTAAACAGAGAATTAAATAGAATTCCATTTTCTAAAAGAAAACAAAATAAACAAAAAATGGAACATAAAATAGAAAAATGTTTTAATTTAATTGATGATTTTCAAAACAAAGATGGTTATTTCCAAAATATTACAGATGAATATCAACCAGAAATTCAAAATTATATCAATGGAAATTTTAATTTAAATTGGTTGATCCCAATTGTTAAAGACAAAAAAAAAATTTATGATAAAAATTTAGATAAATACAGCAAAGAAAAAATAAATGAAATAATAGATATTTTTGTAAATGAAAAAAAAATTCCAAAAAAAGATGGTGAACAAAGTGAACAAAGTGAACAGGATTCAAGTGATGAAGAAGATATGCTAGAAGATTTGCGTGATGATTATCGTTCCAAATTAGAAAGAATAATAGACATTTTAAAAGATTTCAAATCTAAATATAATGAACTTTCACATGATAAAATTTCAATGGATGGTTTTATGAGTTTTGTTGAAGAAAATTACAAACAATATAAATTATTGATTAACAAAGAAAATATTTTTGTTAGTTCAATTATTGAAAAAATAGAATTGTTGGATTTGGATTATGTTATTGTCAATCCTTCAATAGAGAATGACATTGATCAATGTCTCAGAGAACAATTAAAAAGAACTAAAAATGTTAATAAAAAAATTAATTATAATATCAATACTAAAAAAGATGAATCTGACAAATTATTTTTAATTAATCAAATGGGTGATGCATATTATGAAAATATGTTATATAATGGACATGATAACTATGATTTTAAGAATGAAGACTTACCACTCAAAAGTTTTTATGGATTGAAGAGAAATTATGTGAATATAAAATCCACAGACTCCATCATGATTACCAATAAAAAAGTGAATGATGTGATAAGATTTAGTTCATTTTTAAATCATCACAAAATAGATTTAGAAAAAAGTTTAAAAACACCCGAATTAATTAAAACTTCAAATAATATAATTACTAGAAGAGCAGATGGAGAAATATACTATTACAAAGATATAATAGATAAAAATGAAACATCTTTTCAAAATAAAATAAGAAAATGTGGCGGGACAAGCGAAACAGATGAATTTTATTTAGATCCAATTTATGATGCTGGTCAAAATATATCTAAAGGTATTGGTGAAAATAAAATAATTCTTGATTGGTATCCATTAAAATGTCCTCCAGAAGAACATGTTTGGATTAGTGGGGAAAAACTTAATATAATGGGATATTATATTAATTCTGATAATAAAAATGTACTAAATTTAAATAAATTACAAAAAAATATTTATTCTGAATATTCCAAATATTTCATTAGAGAAAGTGTTCCAAAAGGTTTTACAATTACAGATTTGTTGATTAATCCCAAAAAAAATTATGATGAAAAAAAACTTTTTGTTGATACACTAATGACAAAACAGATTAATCTTCTCATGAATCATGCAATATTTTTTTCAGATTATGGGAAGATCAAACAATCAATATCCAAAAAATTAAATGAGTTGGAAGAAAGTGATAAAATAGATGCTAAATTTAATGAACATATTTTAAAAAAAATTATTCCAAATTCAAATAATTTAAATAATTATGTTGATTTTGATCAAACAGAAAATATAGATGATATTAACAAATTAATTAGTCCATTTAATTTAACATATGACGATTTAACAGTTAATAACATTCATAAATATAAATTTAGTAAAATTTTTAGAGATTCTATCTATTTTGATTCATCATCTAATAAATTAATCAATAAATCTAAAAAAATCAAAAAATCTTTGATGATTTTTTTTGAACAAACCAAATTAGAATTATTGGAATTACATTTAAACAATTCCAGATTAGAACAAAAAACAAATTTTGAAATTTTTTTAGAAAATAAATTTAAAAATCAAAATCCCATTTTAATAAACAAATTCATTGAATATTTGGGAATTTGTGACCACTTGGAAAACATATTGAATTCCAGTTCTGATGAAAAAAGTATTTTAGATATTTTAAAAAGATATTCTGTTTTAGATAGAATAAAAAAAACATATCAAATAGATGATATAGACGAAATTAAAGATTGTTCTAAATATTTATATGATATATTGATAATAACTAAAAATGGTAAATCAATTTCATTAACTATTTCTGAAATAGAAATTTTTATTAAAGAAAGTCTGTTTCTTTCAACCGATAAATCATTTTTATTTGACGAAATAGTATTATTTGTAGAAAAAAATAATAAATATGAAAGATATCAAACAATTACTAATATCATTTTTGGAATAAACAAATATCCTGAAAATTGTTTTTTTAATTTTGAAAAAAAAGAAAAAAAAGATTTGAAAAAAAAAATAGAAAGAGTTTTGGCAATTTATGGTTTGGAAGAAGATTTTTTGAAAAATCATCTGAACCATGATTCAAAAATAAGTTCTTTTGATTCTACTATTTTAAATATTAAAACAATTATTTCAAGACATAATGATAGTGGTTATTTATTTGATTTGCTTGAAAATTATATTCACAATTGTGTATTGGGAAATTCATATCGTTTGGAAATAGAAAACATAGCAAAAAAAAAACATAAATCAATTAAAGGAGAAATAGTTAAAATTGGAGATATTGTTAATTATTTAGATAGAATAAGTCAAATAGATTTGAATATTTTAGAAAGAAGATGTTTTTTGGGATTTAAGGCACTACAAAATTATTTAATTAGGGATTATTATGGATTATCTAAAAAAACCAACATAGTCAAAATATATTCAACTTTAGAAGATTTACAAGAAGATCAAGGAATAATGTGTATAAGTGATGATGGATTATCCAATGTGTCAAGAAATTATGAATTGATTTATGGGTTATTATTGGAAAATAGAATGAACAACAAACATAATTTAGAAAATGAATATTTTATCAAACAAAATTTGGAAAAATTTCAATATACTGAAATAAATATAGATACTATTATAGAAAATTATAGAGTTTTATCAGCTGAAACTGTAGGAGAAAACATAATGGATAAAATACGAGATTATGATAAAGTTAATGAAGGTGATTATTGTATAGTTTTGGAGGAATCAGAACATTTTGAAAATGTTTTTGTGAGAAAAGGATTTAATTGGTATTCAACGGCAATAGATTTGGAAAAAACATTACTCAGTGGAAAACAAATAGACATTTTAAAATATCATATTGATAATTCTGAAAATTTAGATGAAATATTAGAAATTACTCATTTTGATTTAATATCAACAATTAATTATTTTAAAAGATGTAAATTAGATCATGCCACACAAGCAATGGAACATTTAGTACATGAAATATCCAATTATAAAAATATTAGTTCCATTTTTAAAAATTCCAGAAATATCAGTATTAAGTTAAATGATTTAGATGAAAAAATTAATAAATTAATTTCAATATATGAAAATGAAGAAAAAATAGAACGACCTTTAAATATTGTGGAATCTAAAAAAATAAATTTTGAAAAAAGACTTTTAAAAGAAGTGTTTTCCAAATTTGATATTGATATTATGTATGGTTTATCTGAAATAAAAAAATTAATAACTTCTTATGGAAAAATAGATTTGGATACAGAATATGTGACATGGAGACATTCGGGAGAAAACATGTTATGTGGACATTGGCATCTTTTAGCAAATTTATATGAAACCATGGAATTTCCAAAATTACTACAAAAATTAGAAGATGAATATGGTTCAATTGGAAATGGTATTTATTGTCGTGTGTGTGGGTCCAAAATAACAGAAGAAAAAGATGGAGAAATTGAAGGATTTACAAGGGATAGTAAACCAATCATTGTTCGTGAAGCAATTAAATATTTTGTGGATTTGGATACTTCTGTTGATTTTATAAAAACTGAATTTCAACAAAAGATAGATAATTTTGTTTTGGGATTTCTACAAAATATCAATGTCAAAATAATAGATGAACATCGCAAATTTATTATCGAACATTTGGATAGGTGTAACAAAGAAGTTAAATCTTTCGAAGATTCCAATATTTTTGATTTGTACAAATCCAAAAAAAATATTGTAACCTCAACAGATCCAAGAAAAATTCAACATGAAAAAAAAATTAGAGATTTTTTAAAAAAAAAATATTTTATAGCTGAACAAGAATTTACAAAATTATTTGGAACAAAAAATATTGAAAATATTACAGAAGCTAATAAAATTATAGAAAATATCATTAAATCATCTAAAAAAAAAACTAAAATGACTGGTGGGTTCGCTGAAATAGATGGGTCCAAAAAGAAAGAAAAAAAATCTGGTAGATCAAAACATTCCAGAAGAGATAGAGAAGATAGTTCTGGAAAACATTCCAGAAGAGACAGAGAAAAAAAATCTGGTAGATCAAAACATTCCAGAAGAGATA